ACCCATAATTCATTCCTTAAATCAGTGTCTGGGCATACGCCCAGTTTGTTTGAAGATCAAAATACATACATCGTTATTTCTGAAGAAATCAGAAATACTGAAAGCAGATCCATTACGTTCCACCGGATTTAAAGAAATCGGTAAAAATAGTTTTAAAGAATGTATCGAGTGCATTCCACCCACCAAAAGCATAGACAATTCCACCAAAGACAGTGAATAGGCATACTTTTTTAATCAAAGCTCCAAATCCTGATAAAACCAAGCCCCCTACCCTTGATACCGCCTTCTCTTGCATTTCATCAATCGCAAGGGTAATTCCCTTTGCAACGGCAACTACTAATTTAGCCTCCAAGACTGCAATTGATTCTGCGGATAAAGTAACTTCATGGGGAGTGTTTTCTAGCATATGAACTTTATTAAATTAAGGTGTACCAAAAGCAACCACATCGGCAACCGAAGTGAATGTTCCGTCAGTACCCATACTGGCGACCACGGCTCCAGACTTTTTAAAGACCAGTTTTCCGCCCACCTCTTGAATGATCCAAGTAGCAGTCGTAAGACTAGCTACAGTTCCGGACACGGTCTGATAGGCTGAGTCATTTGAGAGTTGGCTGACATTACTTAGAGAGGTAGTGGTAATCGCAGTTATCTGACCTTTGGCATTGCTTGTGATCACCGGTATTGCATTAGCAGTTCCTATAGAGCCCGGGTTGGTATTTACATTGGGCAAAGTAGTGGTCATAGAGACAGCAGTACTTCCATCAAAATTAACAGTCCCCGATATGTCCCCCGTCAATGCAATAGCTCGAGTAGTCTGTAATTTAACCGCTTGAGCCACCACAATACTGTAAACAGAAGCTAAAGCTCCCCAAACAGTCCCATTAAATTTCTCCCAAAAGATATTTGCTGAGTTCCACCTTACTGTATTTATAGGCTGATTCGCTGCAGATGTTGTTGCAGGATCAAGAGCCTTTGCCAAATCTGCCGTACTCGCCGTAATTTCAGCAAGAACATTACCGTAAGTATCCGTAGTAACCGGTTTTGAGAAATCTGAAGAACTCATTTTTAATACCCTTTAGCTGACCAAGACACAACACCGGTGACTCTTGCACCTGTTGTGGAGTTGAATAAATAAGCCATGAAATAGGTGGGAAATGCCCCTGCTTCAAAGTCATACATCGGTGTAACTGGAGTAGAAGAGCCTTGGGGGGTTAAGGTAATACTGTTGACCCCAACGAACTGTTCATTAAAGTAGATGCGTGTTCCACCCGTATCAGAAGCATTAACAGTTACATTGCCACCGTCATTTTTCAAGCTCACGGAAAGCTTAGTCTCTAGTGAGGACATCAAAATCAAAGAAACTTGATCTGGAGATGTAACCGTCACTCTAACTTTGACCCATCTAAAATTTGTAAGATAGATAGCAGATGTATTGGGGTTATCAGTCCAAGGCCCCGTTGCACTGATATTGCTTGAGGAGATCATGACTTGGAAAGTCGGTGAACCAGAAATGATATTTATGGTCGGTGATACTGTTACATTGGTAGAGGTAAGAGTCGAGCCGTAATCAATAACCTCCTCATAATAGCCATTTGCTAATGTTGGTTCAGCATAAATCGGAAACCCTGCATTGATCTGAGCCTGTGGGGTTGTCCAACTATTGTTAATAAAATGCTGTGCGTAGGTGCTTGCTATATCGATAGGCATCGCAACACCCGTTAAGCTACTTACTGCGTTTACTTTAGTCCCACTAAAAGTACTAAATATGTCTGAATGCAGTATATAGTTCGGTGGCGATGCAACCACAGTGGTTAATTGACCGGGAAGACCGAGATTGCCCGCAGAATCTATACCCAGTATCCAATAAGTAAAGTTACCCCCAATGGTCTCGGTAATTGAGGTGAATCCACCCAGTTTGGAGCCGATTAGGGTAGCAGTGGCAAAGGTATTCCCTTTGTATATTTTGTATAACGTAATTGGAAGAATACTGGTCGAATCAGTCCAAAATAACTGAACATTATTATCAACAACCTGAGCAGTGATTAGAGGGGTTAACGGTGGAGCTATGGTTAGTTGAGCACTCGTATATGAGCCAATATTTCCTGCTACGTCCACTGCCGCGACCCAAAAGGTTTCATTCCCCACCCAGTTAACTTGGCTTTGATACTGGGTAATCTTAGCCTTTGAGAACTCGGCAATATTCAAAGCATTGATACCTGACCCAATTGAGTAGTGATCAATAGCAAACATACTGGAGGGCGGAACCCATGATAGAACGTAGTTTGCACTGGCTACTACTGCTGTAACGACAAGCGGAGAAGGGATAATCGTTAATAAAGTCGCTACATCAGCATTAACAGATTCAATAGAGTAAATACTTTGTGCTTTGATCATCCATGAATAATTTGCCGACAGCAGTGCCGGAAGTGTCGTACTACTACCCTGAAAGAATCCAAGAGATATTCCCGTTGACCAATCAGTTCCCTCCCTTATCTCATAATTATGAACAATAGGATCGACTACATCAGTCCAGCTAAGTTGAACACCGTTACTTATAACAGTAGCACTAAATCCCGTAATGTCAGGGGGCGGTAATTTTGTCATCCATCCCGTTATGGTGTAGGGATAGGCAACTACTTCTGATAATTCCTCTGCCCCACTTCCGAATACATTGAATGAACAGAATTTGAAATAGATAACTGTTCCAATGATTGAGAGGGGTAAGTCTTGGGACTTAATGACAGAATCGTCCACCCGAACAAAGTTTTGACCTGCTCCCATTGTGTGATTACTTCGGTATGCTCCTCTAATTAATCCTTGAAGTTCATATTCATTTTGAGCCATCAAAGCTGCAGTTGTATAGCAGAAGTATTCACCCTCTATGAGATTTCCTGCGTAACAGAGCGTTGATGTGAGGGACTCGGCTGAGACCGTATCGGTACTGAGTAGTTGCCCCCCATTACCAGATAGCGTTAACTCCAATAAATCAGAGCCAGTCGCAAAAATCCGACCATACCGGGAACCCCCTTTAGAGGTTGAGAGCTGTGTGTATGTCGTGTTATCAAAACTGATGTACACAACACAACCACCCCAATTGGGATTATTTCCCGTCACTGCTGCCCAAACTTGTAATCCACCAATCGTCAGATCAACTGGAGCTTCAAAGATAACAGGTGTTACTACACTCCCTGGTGGTACGTTGTAATCTGGTCTAAATCCGAGGGCGGGTTGTCTGGGAGGATAAAGTGCTGCAGTGGCAACACCATCAGGCATTTGCTCTGCCGTGACGGTGTACATCCCGTACTCGTCTTCTTCAATTTTGGTAATTCGAACTGGTGTCTTGTTTAAACCCGTGGATGGCTCAGTCAGGGTGACAATATCCATCGGCTCAAGTAAGACAAATTTAAAACCGAGTTTAAATTCATAGGTCTTACGAATGTAGACAATCCGTTGCAAAAGAATCTGAGCCACATTTGCAGCGACAGTTGCATCACAAATATGTTTTGTTCCGTCTATGGGATTGGCTGGTCTAAACCCGAAATTTCTGATGCTATTCAAATCATCTACAGAAACTGAGTTCGGATTGTATTCAGTGCTTCTATCAGCAAAATTAAGTTTTACGTTATTGTAGGCATCAGACACTCTACCAATAACACATTTAATCGGATCAGAGCCTGAGTCTCCTTGAAGATCATCGTAGGTAATGTCGTAAACAGGGACTAGATTTGGCGTAAACGTAGTACCATTTCCAGTTATGGCTCTATCCCCATAAGTAACTACTTTCAGTACCCCCTCTGAGAAAAAGACTTCAGAGTTTGTTAACTGCATTAACGTATCCATATCAGAACTTGCAGTGTTCTGATTGTCATAAACCACCGAGAAAAAGATGCCGTTCGCTACTAAATAGTTACTGTAACTCGACCAATCCCCGAATGAGGCAGAGGTAAGACCCGCACCGTACTGAGGACTTGTTAGATAATCTTTAATGATGACGGACGGATTTTCATCATTTATGTTTGATGCGTAGTTGAATCTAAAGTTACTCGCAATCTCATAATTAAAGTTAGGTATTGCATCGCTAGCCCCCATAGCGTAATTTGCGACTGCTAGATAGGATACTAAACTGTAGCTAAGACTCTGATCAGGATACTTAGTTGCAACATAAGACCAAGGTGATTGACCTAGATCCCCATTGAAGAAGTTGAATCCCGTTTTCTGACAAGCACTGGAAACACTATCGCTTGAGTAAATTGTCTTACCCTCCCAAATCCTAGGAATACCGGCTATCAGTCCCTCACAAAGTGCCATGATCATGGATGCTGAATAGTTATATCCGGTTAATGTACTTGTCGTGCTTCCGCTACTATGCCCTCCTTTACCACCTCCTCCTGTTGAGCTGGTTTGATAAACAGCTGTAGCTGTAAAGTCCCCGTACCAAAGTAAATTAGCACTTATTTTGGTTTGTCCATAAACAATCGGAATGGGTGTACCAACGAGTGATGTTTGGTTAAGTATCCCTGTGTATTGGGTAATTGCACTGGTATTTGCTGAACCTCCCAGATTAGGTGAGCTATCCCCACCAAATAAAAGTCCGGATATTGTTTTAAAGGGATTTCCTGACATTATTCAATCCCTCTAAAGCGGTAGAAACCAGACAATCTATTCTCAAGAGCCCCTCGGTCTCCTTCTGCCATTACACAACCATCAGTGATGTAGGAGTGCAAGATGATGGGCCATTTAATAACGATTGCCCCATGTGAAATACATCTTCCGAATTTATACAGTGCTAAATCACCCGGCAAACCAACCTCCACCTTATCGCAGAACTTAGTCACCCAATTAAGATATTTCTCCTCGGAGCGGTGAAGATGCCAATCATGGGCATAGGGTCTTGGATCAATCTCAGGCAGTAGACCAACCCGAAAGTAAACGTCTACCAGTATCATGGCACAGTCAACCCCTACTCCCTTTATTTTTGCGTAATGGCGGTAAGGCGTATTCAGCCAAGTTTTAGCCTCCGCTACCACGGCATCTCTCAATTCATTATTCATTTAGTAAGCCGTGTAAGGGGCAGGGACAAATGGTGTGCCCCTGAACCTATGAATATTATTAAAATTATTCGAGCAAGTAGACATCTGCTTATCACACCCGGCGTAAATGACAAATGAATCTCCAATTTGTACTGGAAACTCAAGTGGCGATGCGAATGTAAGTTGATAGCCCCTTTGAAGCTTGATACTGGCAGACAAATCTATATTTGCTCCACTCGTGAATTTAATATAGCCGAGTGAGAATATCTCGTAAGTTAAATTTGTCTGTACCGTCAACGTGCCGGATGAAGTAAAGAGTCCACTTATGCCCCTTAAATTAACCCCACAAGAGCTATCTGCCAGTGTGTTTAAGCATGAGGGCATATACACATTACGAGGCATCTGAATATTTAGAAGAATCCGGTCATCATCTACCGTAAAGGTAACGCAAGATGCTGATGCCGTTATATTTCCAACTCTGCCGTTGAATAACCAAATCGTTGATAAAGCGGTTGTATCGGTAAAGTTTGGCATATATAAACGCCTTACCTCAATTTCCGCTCCATCAAATAATTTAGCATTTGCAGCCTGTGCAAGGGTGAAATTGCCAATGAGACTCTGCGATCCATTATCAAAGAATGAAATATCAAGATTACTTGCACCAAATCCAGTTTGACTTGATATTTTCCCTCTCTTGATAGTCTTGGAGGTATAAAGTATCGATCCAATGGTGACATCAACGTCAGCACTTGTAAATCTGTAAATTTGACCATTCGCTAATGTGATGGTAAAAATTTCAATCGAGATAATAGTTGTATTAGAGTCCAAGCTATTAAGAAAAATGATTGTTGCAGCATCAGCGAATTTCATTAAATCTTTCCTGAAAGACTACCTCGAAAGGCAACCTTCTTTGCATCCCAAAAATAGTGAGCAAATTCGTCAAAATCAAGGGTATCGTCTGTAAATCTGCATCTGTAATACCAAGCACCGCTCCACTGTATTACGTTACCGCTGACGGGTATATCAAGGAATGTAACCAAGCCAGCATTATTTATCGTGTAGGTTGCGGGCGATTTAGCAACTCCATTAACGTAAATTGTAGGAAGAGCAAGACCTGTTAGCCCAGTGTTCGCCGGAGCTGAACCGTCGTAAGAGCTTACAAAGCACACAGGCTCTGCATAATTACCCAAGAGCCTCACTAGCTGAAATGAGTTGGTTAGATTGTTACCTAGACCAATGGGTTGCAAGATTGATGGACTGAACGCTTTAGTATCCTCTGGGTCTTGATAGAAGAACGTATCAAAACTACCCTGCATTTGAAGATAGAAACCCATGAGATTTTGGAACTCTGGTTGTGAGCTATTTCCTCTTAAAAATTCATATGCCAATTCATAGTTGTAAATTGGATTAAAGTACATAGCGAGTCTTACCTCTTTACCACTATAGGACTTTTGAATTCTTGTTGAAAACTCAGGCGTTTTCTTCTGACCCCAAGATAAACCGGCTAAAACAGGGTAGGTATAGTTACTCATCTAGCGTACCGTGCGTGAACTTTGAGTGCTTGCACAAGTGCTCCTCTATTGTTGATGAGTAGATTTTTAACACTATCTGCATCCGTGGCATGGATATTAATGATGTGTGATTTGTTACCCTGCCCATTTCCGCTCTCAAAAGCCTTTCTCATAGGCTCGGCAATTCGGGCAGGGAGAATAGTCTCATTCTTATGTACGTAATTAAGCCTGTCATTTGGCACTTGCCACTCCCCTCCTGCTGAAGCTGAGATAGCCATAGCACCCGCACCAAGTGTTTGCATGGATGCGGCAGCAGCTACCGCTAATTCCGGACCCACAACCGGAATCCCGGCAACCGCATCGGCTGCAGCCATCATTGCGATTCCTGTTTCACCGGGTATAACTGCAATCGCTTTGGCTTTATTCTGAGCAATCTCAGTTGCAGTTGCTGTGACCTTCAATCCTTGACTGATTGCAAGCATCGATTTACCAAATGCAGTTTGAGCCAATTGATTCAAAATCCACTCTGACAATAATTTTGCACAAGTCGTAATCATGTCCTTGACTACCGCTTGCATTACGGTTTGAAATCCTTTTTGGAATGTTGTTGTGCCGTAAACCATTCCTACCATTGCACTTTGCATCGAGCTTTGCATCACAGAAGTCATAGATGTCCAAGCTCTTGCAGAGTCAGTAGCAGACTTAGCCTCGATTTTTGTAATATTATTTGCTTCTGTAGCCGTTAATTGAGCTCTTCTCTCCATTGCTTTTTGATATGCTAATGTTCCAACATCAAGAAGAGATATTTCTCTATTGACAGCGTTCATCTGTATGGCATATCTTTGTGCTTCAAGTGCAAGATCATCTTGTAACTTGGATTGGATACTTAACCTTCCCAGACTGTACAGCTCATTAATTCTTGTTTGTTCGGTAGTGACTGTGGTGAGGGCGTACTTTTCTTGAGCTTGAATTTGATCAAGATACCCTTTTCTAATTACTTCAGACTTTTGATATTCGAGTGCAATTATTTTTGCCGAAGCCTCTTGAGCCTGTGTGGACTGAGCACCGTAAGCAATTGCAGTCTCCTGAGCTATTTGCTTTGCTAGATTGATTTTGGTATCAAAGCTTAATCTCTCAACCTCCATATCAAGTTTGAGGGATTTAATGTGCTCATCAAATGCTTGCTTGTTGATTGAGATTATTTGCTGATTGATTTTTTGTTGAATATCCTTGGCATCTGTAGAGCCCTTGGTGACTGTTGCTAGTTTTGCCACCCAGAAACTCTCCTCCTGCTCTTTTGAGAACAATACATATTCCCCGTCTAAGCCCTTTAGGGTTTCATATTTCACTTTTGCTTGAGTTAACTCTTTCTCATAGTCAGCCATATGCCCGGGATCAGGAGGAGCTTTAACCTTTACTGTTTTGTTACCCCCTTTATCTGGATCAAGTTCGTTTGTTTTTGGCTTTTTGGATTTATCCCAAATTCCGTCCATTTCAGATGCAAATTTATCGTTCTCAGCCTTCATCGTTGAATGGAATGCAAAAATAGCCATCTTTTGCTGATTAAGTGCGTCTTCTAAGGCATTGTTCATCCCAGTAAAGTCTAGGGATGCAAGTGCTTTAAGCTCTCTTCCATAAAAAACAAGCCATATTCCTGCCTCATTCCAAGCAAGCTTGGCTATGGCACTAAACTCCACAGTGCCGTGCCCTAATGCAAGGAGTGCCGAAGAGAATCCTTTAACTGCGGGTGGACCAATATCACTGTACCACTTGCTCAGTTGAAGCAAAGTAGGCATTAAGGCTTTCCCAATCTGATCATTCACGGCATCCAGTACAAGACCGTTCGCCCTCATCTCCATTTGATATTCTCTAACCGTTGCAATTTCTGCGGGGCCTTGAACCAATCCATAATCTTGAGCCAGTTGATTCGCTCTTGCTTTAACCTCGTTGTTAAGCCTAAGGATTGCCATCGCTCCCTCAGCATTTCTACCGAAAAGTGTCATCGCAACTGAATCTCTATCGAAGCCCTCCCTATACTCCATCATCTTCTTTGAGGCATTGTCAATTAAATCAACCAGTGG